TCACCGGGTCAGTGAATCGTACTGCTTTTCACAGACTCGTCCGGCTTCGGCGGCCCGGTCAGCGTACTCTGCCAGCTGTCGGTTTCGCTCGAGAGATTTGCTGAGCACGTCGGCAAGCAAAACTCCGGTGTCTGCGGCTGACGTCCCAGCGCCGACAGTGGCGTTATACTGCCTGAGCTGCTCACGGATGGCAACGAGCTGTTGCTGCAACCGGCCAGCGCGAGCGGCAGCATCAAGAGCATCGTTGCGCGCCTGGTCGATCCTCTGCTGCGCTTCACGTTCATTGGTCGCTTTCTCCTGTTCATCCTGCTGACGAGCTTTATCATCTTCGGCTTTGCGGTCCGCCTTGGCCTGCGCATACCCGGCATCGTACTGTCGGTCACCATGAACATTCCAGGCAACCACTCCACCAGTGACCAGAGCAGCAAGCATCGCCACGATAAGCAACTGTTTCCAGTACGCTTTGGAGAATGCCCAGATCATAAAAGCACCTTGCTGGCGGTAATGTACCGCGCGCGCCGGTCGTCGATACCGTTCTGCCCGCCATTGATTATCTGCGTGACGCGCACCAGGTCGCCGGTGTACTTCATGCAGCCTTTGGTTGCGAAGAACCACGCCGCGCTGCGGGCCGCATACTCATCCTGCGCCAGCAGCTCAGGCTGCTTAACCAGATCCACCTTCAGGCCATTGCCGCAGTCGCGGTAGTTGGTCAGGCCGGTGATCTGGATAAGACCGCGCCCGCGGTAAAACCAGCCGTCAGTCGGACCGTTGTTACCCATGCGCTTGCTGTACACAAGGTTGGCGATCGCACGCTGGCGCTCCAGCGGTAACGATGGCTCACCAGCACGACGGCCCAGCGCGTTGGCCTGGCCCTGAGTGAGACGCCCGGCGCGGACGAATCCTGCCAGTCCGGTAACGCTGTAGTTGAAGTTCTCCTGAAGCCGGGTGAAGCCGCCAGACTCATGCCCCACCTGCGCGATAAACATCGCCTGGTGCAGCGGTTGCTCAATGCCAAACTCTTTCATGGCCGCCGTGATGTGCAGATACCAGCGCGTGGCCAGCACGTCGCTGATGCCAGCTGCACGCTGGAATTGTTTAATGTCCATGCTGGGACCTCGTTATCTTGAAGATTTGAACCACGTTCCCTTTTGTCTTGATGAGCGCAGCCAGGAACACGGCTTTGATGATGACTTCTGACCAGTCGGCGCTGACGTAGTACCCGTAGAACGTCCGGATAGGCACGCTGGCAGCAACGACGATTAGCAGGTAGGCAAGCCACCCGCCCCACCAGCGGTGGCGTGACCCGTCACGTCGGAACAGAAGGACTCGAATAGCAATGCCGCCGCAGATAGCGGCGTTAAGGATGAGAAGCAGCTCAGGACTGGTCATCGTCTTTTCTCCCCGGGATCAGGTCGCGCGGATTTTCAGAACGGTGATACAGCCAGATGCCAATGCGCACAGCGACGATTGCCGACACGAACGCCCCGGCAGAAAACACAATGCCCTTCTCGAAAGAGTCCTGTGTAATCGTGGGAATAAGGCTGGCAACGCCGATAAGAATGGATGCTGTCGCTTTGTAGAAAAGAACGCCGCAGAGGAAGCTGAGAAGAGCCAGGAGTAACCTGCGCTTTATCGGGTACTCTACTGCTGAGGTAACAAAAATTACCGCACCAGCAAGTGCCCCTAACGCCACCTCTGGCGGAATACCAACGAATACGGACGCCAGTGCCGTCAGGCTTAACCCCTGATTTACTGACTCCGTTGTCAGCACATGCGCCATAGTGACCACCGTTTAATGTGCATAAAGAACCCCCTTAGTTGGTGAGTTCATCATACACAATAAACCATATGTGGATTAAATTTCATCGGATAACTCTTAACGAAATTACCCTAAAGGTGATAAAGTAAGGTTTTGTATTTTACGGATGAAAAAGTGCTTAAGTTATTCGCCAGGTACACATCGATAGGTGTCATTAACACACTCATTCACTGGGTGGTGTTCGCCATTTGCATCTATGTATTCCACACGGGTCAGGCGCTTGGAAACTTTGCCGGGTTCGTTGTGGCGGTGTCGTTCAGCTTCTTCGCCAATGCCAGATTCACGTTTAAGTCATCAACAACAACATTGCGATACATGCTTTACGTCGGCTTTATGGGGACGCTTAGCGCAGCTGTGGGTTGGTGTGCTGACAAATCTGGCATGGCGCCTGTCATCACGCTAATCGTGTTCTCCGCCATCAGTCTGGTGTGCGGTTTTATCTATTCAAAGTTCATTGTCTTTAGGGATGCGAAATGAAAATTTCTCTAGTCGTTCCGGTGTTTAATGAAGAGGAAGCAATTCCAATCTTCTATAAAACCGTGCGGGAATTTGAAAGACTTCAGCAGCATGATATCGAAATAGTATTCATTAACGACGGCAGCAAAGACGCGACAGAATCAATTATTAACGCGCTTGCCATTGCAGATCCGCTTGTAGTTCCATTGTCATTCACGCGTAACTTCGGGAAAGAGCCAGCCCTGTTTGCGGGACTGGACTACGCTACCGGCGAAGCAATTATCCCAATTGACGTAGACCTGCAGGACCCAATTGAGGTCATTCCGCACCTGATAGAGAAATGGCAGGACGGCGCAGACATGGTTCTGGCTAAGCGCTCTGACCGTTCTACCGATGGCAGGATGAAACGAAAGACCGCTGAGTGGTTCTACAAGCTACACAACAAGATCAGTAACCCTCAGATTGAGGAAAACGTTGGCGACTTCCGCCTGATGTCTCGTGAGGTGGTAGAAAATATTAAGCTCATGCCAGAGCGCAACCTGTTTATGAAGGGTGTCCTGAGCTGGGTTGGCGGCCGTACCGATGTAGTTGAGTATGCCCGAGCAGAGCGAGTGGCCGGCAGCACGAAATTCAACGGGTGGAAACTGTGGAACCTGGCGCTCGAGGGGATCACAAGCTTCTCAACATTCCCTCTCCGCATGTGGACCTACATAGGTTTATTGGTTGCTGGCGCGGCGTTCATCTACGGCGCGTGGATGATTATAGACACCCTCGCCTTCGGTAATGCAGTTCGCGGATACCCATCATTACTTGTGTCTATCCTTTTCCTTGGCGGCATCCAGCTTATAGGGATTGGGGTTCTTGGTGAGTACATTGGCAGGATTTATGTGGAAGTTAAAAACAGACCTAGATACTTATTAAAGAGTGATAAGAAATGAACGGATACATAAAAACGGATAAGGTTTTCTTATTTTTCGCTATATTTGCGGTGACTTTCATTCTGTTCGTTTTGCGTCGACCAGATCTAATCACTAACCCTCAGTTTTGGGCTGAAGATGGAAGGTATTGGTACCATCAAGCATATACACTTGGTCCACTCCATTCTATAATTCTTCCCCAGAATGGATATTACCAGTCTATATCCAAAATCACTGCATCACTCTCTCTTGCACTTCCTCTGTGGTGCGCGCCTATATTCTTCAATGTTATAGCAATCTCCATCCGATGCTTTGTGGTAATGTTTTTACTCTCATCAAGAATGAGTTCATACAAACTATTACCAAGGTTTATTCTGGCTGCATTCATTATTGCAATGCCTCATGTTAGCGAGGTTCATGCAAACATAACCAATGCTCACTGGTATTTATCAATGTGGCTATTTATGGTTATAATCTCGAACAAGCCTGACGGCACCTACTGGAAAATGCATGATTTTTTAATCTTGTTATTGTCAGGACTAAGTGGTCCTTTTATCGTTTTTCTGGCTCCGGTTGTAGCCCTCAAATTGGTTGATGGAAGAGTATTCCAAAATCCATACAAAACAATACGTAATGCTGTAAGAAATTTAGACGCTTTTTCTATAGCGTTTATCTTTGTGTGTCTTATACAGGTTGTGGCAATTTTGATTTCTTCAACTGCTGATAGAAGCCAGGCTCCGCTTGGAGCAAGCCTTGACCTGCTCATTACAATACTATCATCTAAAATATTTGCTGGCTTTGCTTTAACTACAGCCAAGACAATTGAGCTTTGGAATTCTGGCATATACAATTACGTGATATGTCTTATTTCAATCGCTATCATATGCTGCGTTCTTATCAAAGGAACATGGCGAGAGTGGTCCATGGTGATTTTCCCCGCACTGATGATTGGTTTTGCACTTGCCAAGCCAATGATTAGCAATACAGAACCACAGTGGCCTATAATAATGAGTGGTGGTGCAGAGAGGTATTTTGTTATCCCAAATGTATTCTGGTCTTCAATATTGCTTTCTTTTTTAGGCGGCTTTAATTCCTGGTCTAAGTATTTGCACTCTGCTTTTCTGGTGATGATACTGGTGATGTCGCACTATACATATAAATTAAAAACCCTTCCAGATAATAAATGGATAGAAAGCGTGAATGCGTTTGAAAATGCGCCCGCTGGAGAGGAGGTAAGCCTCCCCATAAATCCAAGAGGCTGGGTTATGGTATTGGAAAAAAAATAAAAACATAGTGCAGGTGCATATATTTGCACCTGCACTTATCATATTTTTGCTTCCCAATAAACTGTCGCATCTGAACCGGGAGCAGTTGCGATGGTTATGGTGAAAGTTGTAGCGCCTAAGGTTGTAGCTCTGACTTGCGATGTAGCGTTTGCCCCGGCTGAAACATTTACTGCTGAAGGTGTCAGCGCAAGCCCATGGTTAACGGTTATTGAGGTTGAACCGGCCGGGATAACTGCTGACCCATGATTCTCTGAAACAAACCCACCATTGTTTGTAACCTTAGGGATCAGGCTGCCAGCAAAGACTGGAGCGGTTGGGTTATCTGTCATATCAAACGAGCAACCAATTACCCTGTACAAGGTAGATGTAGCACTGAAGATAGAACTGTTAACCGCCGAGATGCGGAAGTGCATTCCCATGAATACAAACCCACTTGAGCCAGTTGAAATTTGCACAAGCGCACCTGATGCGGTACTTGCCGGGTTTATAATTGCACCGCCAACGAAGCGAATGCGGCTAACTGTAGAAGCGATGGTAACTGGTACTGTTCTGGCGCTAACGCTGTGCAGCTCTACGTCAAATCCATAGGTACTGTTGGAAATACGCATGCTTTGATTATCGTTACGGGAATAATGAGTAATTTTACCCATTCCCCAGCCTTCAACAAATACGCCAACGTCACGGGTATTGCTCGAGTCAAGGTTTATCCATGAACTTGACTCTCCAGGAAGGAATGCGCCTGATGCGATATGTATCGCCCTGTAGCTGCTGCCAACATGCATGCTTACGATATGTACAGTATCGCATGTAACACCATCGTCTGAAGCCTGGAATCTCACCTGCTCAACCGTTCCGGCAGATTCGTCGCCAAGGTTAATGGCTATCAAGTGAAGAGAACCGCAACCCTTAAAAATCATTCCATTATTGGTTTGCCATCCAGCTTCCATGTGATGAATGGTAACATCCAGAGCCTTGTTGAACACAGGGCCAAACATATCCCACAGCGAGTACCATGTAACAAACTCGCCCATGTTAGACAGGTCTCCAGCCCTTCCATCGGCCCACAGGGATTGACCACACGGCTCGCTTGTAGCGGTCCCTGTAATTAGGTGGCTAAAGGTTAAGGCTGATGTTTTCCATGTTTGACCGGTTGCCCCATCTGAATTTCGTTCTGTGATGTGTACTACCCTGCCTTTATAACCTTGAGCCCTCACATCGAATGAGCATTGACGGCAGGCCTGTATATATAATCCAACCTGAGCACCTGTTGGCATGGTGCTTGTCCCATAGGTTGGAGTCCCTCCAGACCAGACACCCCCTCCCTGGAAGCTAAATTTAAAGTCAGACATGAGCGTGTTTAAAATCTTAAGGCAAATGCCAGTGTCGGTATCAGCAAATATAGGCGTCGAAAATAAAATTGAGCAGTTTTTTCTACCTTTGAAATCGGCTGTAACCAAAGATGTGATGCGGTAAAGAGTACCTGGGCCAGAAATGAGCTGCCTGCCATTTGCTGCTGACACCCAATCAAACGCTAGTTGCATTGCCGCCGTGTCGTCACTACTCCCGTCGCCTACTGCCCCGAAAGATTCCGGGGTTCTTGCTAAGAAACGTTTCAAAAGATCAATCATTACATCAGCAGCACTACCACCAGGCGGTGTTATAACAATGGCATTGCCATCATTATCGAATGCCGGAATTTTATTTTTTCTCGTAACGGCATTAGGAAGTTGATTGATGAACTCAGGAACACGCAATGTCCTGTTAAAGTTGTAATTTGAAACAGTATCAACATAATTCTTAGTGGCCGCGTCCTGCGGATCTCTGGGGTCCTTCAGGTTGCGAATATAATTATTCAGCGCGTCGTACCAGTTCGCGATACTGGAAGGCTTACGTAGCGCCAGGCGAAACATACTTCCCACTTGCTGGATCAGCATCGTCAGCTTATCAAAAGCGTCTTCATGCACTTCAGCGAAGAATTTGCCCTGGTTGCGCAGGTCAGTTTCCTGTGTTGGTTCCAGCTCGCGCGCGATTGAGATCTGCCATCCTGTAGCCAGCGGCGCGGTGAGCACTACATTACCGCCATTGTAGCCACCGGCATTCGTCACCGTGTAATCGGTGTCCAGCATCAGAACCGTGATGTTTTCGTTCAGGTCTACAACCGACACCGCCAAATCTGTTTTCTTGAATATGCGGAAGGTATACGGGAAGGATGTCGTAACGCCGTTCCCGGTGTAATCGTTATGGTCAACTACGGTTGATACCGTCATGGCCTGTCTCCAGTAAAGCAGCGCCCGGCGCGCGTGCATCATCAGAACAGTTTATTACCCATCAAACCTTATATGAATTGAATGAATAACAATCACTGAACTTATTACCTTTAGGGTAAATAGCAATTCGTGCTGGATAGTCTTTAGGACTTTTGCTACTGTACATATATACAGTGAATGCATGGAGAATATCAGATGCAACGTCAGTATCATCACCCGCTGGAAAAAGGATTTGCCGAACGAATACACACGCCGGGAGGCGTCCGCTCCCTTGTTGAAGATTCACACCTGATGACGTTGCTGCGCCAGCTGGGTGACGATGGCTTTAATGTTGATGGCCCGATGGCAGAGCTGACTGCCTTGGTGAACTATGTCACCAGCTCGCAGATGTCCATGAAGGATCTGCAAATGCATCTTGATTACTGCGCAGAGCAGTTAAAGAAGCAAACCAGATAGGGTTTGTAATTACCTAAATTTCATGCAATAATTACCTTTACGGTAAATTTACATTGCATAAATCTTGTGCCATAGTAATCAGGCACTGGCAAAATCCAGTGCCGGGATTGGCGTCCCGGATAACTAGTAGGCGCACGACACGCGCTTTGCGTGTTTTTTTATGCGCGATGCACGGCCACACCTCTTTATGGTGGGCTGGGCAGGGGTCCGAAAGGACGCCGGTACCTACTAGGCCGGTACGCCAACCTTGTCCAGTTCACCACCAGTAATTGGCGTTGCGGTGGTGATTAACTTACTAGTAGGAGTTGACACCATGAATACCAAACCTTCAATTTTTTCTTTCGAATCAAGCTGCAACATCCGCGCTGTCATGGTTGACGGTAACCCATGGTTTGTTGCTGCTGACGTTTGCAGTGCCGTCGGCATTAAACATTCCGCCAGTGCTATGCGCGCACTGGACAATGATGAAAAGGGTGTGCATTCAATGCATACCCCTGGCGGACAACAAGATTTCACCATTATCAACGAGTCCGGCCTCTACACTCTGATCCTCCGCTGCCGCGACGCGGTTACGCCTGGCACTATCCCCTACCGTTTCCGCAAATGGGTCACCGGTGAAGTGCTTCCGCAGATCCGCCAGGCCGGGCGCTACGTTCGAGAAGAGCTGTCGCCAGCTGATAAAGCACAGAAGGTTGTGGCCAGCTTTATGCCAGCGATACTGGAAGCGATGAAGTCGGGAGAGAAGCAGGAATACAACGTTCCGCTGAAGCCAGGCTACCGCGAGCACATCCATTCACCTGAAGGTGTTCTCGGACTGGCTGAGCATTCCCTGCTGATGAACCTGCTCAACCGCATGCAGGATGACGGGCACGACGTTTCCGGTGCGGTGGCGGAGTTCACAACCATGGTGAGCTATATCGTCGGCGTCAGCAAATGTCTGAACGACATCCGCACCCACGCGCAGTACATCACCAAAAACGCAGCCGGGTTCTGATATGAAAAAGGCCGCTTCGGCGGCCTTTGTGACATGTCACGCTATTTATCTTGAAGCTCTTTTATCCGCTTCTCTTCCTCAAGTTTTCTCCTCTTTATCCATAATGATAATATGCCATCGGTTCTACCTATAGCGCTCACCATCATGATAAGAAAATAAAGAGAAATTGCAGAAGAAACGAACATGAAGATCCAAGGAAAAACCTCTTCAAAGCGTCCATAATTTAGCATTCTGAAATTTCTTTCTGACAAAGCTAAAGCAGACAAAATTAGCGTTACTGTATAAATTGCAATTAAAATACGCTTTAAATAAATGTTCATTGCCCAACCGCTTTCCCTAAATCTGGTGCTCTACGCGGCGTTGTCTCGCCAGGCTCCCACCAGCTCGTTGTATTGAATTCCCGCTGCGCGCGGTCCCTTACCCGGTCGTTGTAGCCTGGGTTTGCCATCTCCTGAAGTTGTTGCAGGATCAGGTGATTGGTGATGGCTTTAGCATACCAGAGGTTTGCGAATGGGGTGATCATGCGGGCCGTCTTCAGAGCATCGGCCCCGAATGAAGTTTCCTCACCCTGCAATGCCTTCTGAGGGTTCGTGATCAGCAGCTTAGTTAACTGCTCTGCAAAACTGAGCACCGGCCCGCCGATGGTGGCCGCGATACTTGAGCCATATTGTGTATGGTCCTGGAAGAGGAAATCGCCATAGATACCGAATGATCCCCCCTTCAGCAACGCCTGCACCCATGTAGTTGGCTTTGACATATCGAGCGGGTCATTGCCGGTCAGCATGCTATTCATCTGGTTAGCGAACATCCCTGCCAGTGTCGTGCCAGCAATATAGGATGCCAGGAACTTGATGGCGGGCACCGTGTCCAGATCCTTAGAGCGGTTTACCAGCTGGCGGAACCCGGCGAATGGCGTGGTTTTGAAAAGCATGAAGCTCTTAATCAGCTGCCCGGCGTCGTCGCGCGCGTAAGTGTCAAGCCCGGTGGCGGTCGTTACAGCGCTGGTCATCTCGCCGTGTGTGATACCCAGCAATTTCTGAGCGGCTTCGGCGCGGGCATTGCGAACCATACGAGTGATGGTCTGCTCTGCTTCTGCGTCAAATGCTTCTTTCATCCGCTTCAGACGTTCAGGAGGCAGATCTCCAAGCGCCGACAGTGCTGCTTCGCTACCGGCACGCACCTGTGCAATACGGTCCGACATGATGCCGGTGATCACGTCATCGGGAACGGCGTAGATCGCATCAGGAGTCATACCCATGTGCCCGGATGTAGTCATTGGCTGTAGGTCTGCCGCTGCCATTATCGCCCAGTCTTCATTGCTCCAGCCTTTGTTAGCCAGGGTGGTTTTATCTGACCCTTTAACGTCATCCAGCGTCTTAAATTTGCGGGTCAGTTCGCCAATGTTTTTATACATCAGCAGGCCGAACGCCGCTTTATTAGCACGGTCCATGGCGATCAGACCGGACCATTTCAACGTTTTTTCTGCGAACCAGCCGGTGATTCCGCGCGACAGGTCAAAGCCGCCCATCTTCGAGACTACAGCGGCATGCGAATCCACCAGCAAGCCGAGTTCTGCATTGGCTCGTTTCGCATCACCGCTGAACAGGTTTTTTATGGTGTTAGCCGACAGGCGCATGCCGTCTCTGGTGAAACCGAGCGCCTGGGCATTGGCGCGCATAATAGCCTGGTCGCTGGTTGCCGTCAGTACGCTGGTACCGAGCATCGCGCTCGTCATCAGGTTACGCAGACCGCCAACAGCAGAAGTGAAAACGCTCGATGTGGCCACACCGTTAAGCCCGGCCATAGAGTTAAACATCCGCTCGACCATCTTGCGTTCTTCGTTCATGTGCCCCACGGGCTTTCCACCTGTGACAGCACGCTGATACACCCGATCAAGCACCAGGGAAAAGTTTCGCGCAGCATCCGGGCCGAAGGCTTTAACGACACCCAGATCACGAGAGGAGGATTGCAGATGGGACATCATCACGCCCACCACAGGCTGCTGCGTATAGCGCTCCATGTAGGCGAAGTGTGATTGTGCATCCTTGAACGCCATCACCCTGCTCTGTGAGCCACGGTTTTTTATCCCGCCGGTGCCCATGAACGCGCCCGGGTCGATTTTGTTGGCGCCGTCGGTGGCCTTCGTTTCAAAGATCGCTTCCAGCGCCTGGCGATACTCGATGTCATTCATCGGGCTGCCGTCCGGATTAACGTAGTTGCTGCGATCCTGCGTGTTGTAAACGTCGTCCACCCACGCCTGGCGGGCAAACTCTATCGGCGGCTGGCGGCCTGACAGTCGCGCTTTGGCCTGTTCTGCCACCGGCAATGATGCCAGCCATTCATCTCGTCCGGCGTTGCGAATAAAATCAGCGTCGTCCACATAGGGCAGATGCCAGTCGTCTCGCAGGCCGATATCAAACCCGTTGTCGTTCATTTCCTGCCGGGCCCGGCTGGTGACGTCATTCCATACCTGGGCGATTTTTTTCGCCTGAGGGTTCCCGGTGTCCTCGCCATATAACTCTTTCAGGATCTGGAACTGTGCTGACTTTGCCGCCTGCTGGTCGAACAGGCTACGGAAGCGCTGCTCGCCAAGCGCTTTGCTCTGCTCGAAGAATTTACGGACGTCATCACCGGCTTTCAGCAGTTCAGCGCTGAGCTGGCGTGACCAGTCCTGATATGCGCCGGTAGCCAGTTCCTCAGCAGACGTCACATTGATATCTGGATCCTTACCGAATACCTTCGTGCGCCGCCCTGCGAAGATAAACTGCTGCAAATTGGCGGGTGTTTGCTGTTCTGGCGGGATATTAGCGTCGAGGGTGTCAGTCACCCTGCTAATGGCGATCGCGTTCTGAGCGACGCGCTGGCGCTTCTTATAAACGTCATGCACAACGCGCTGGCGCACAAGATCGGCTGCCTCCATGTACGTCTGCGCATCAGGGATGCCAGTCTTGCCTTCTCTGGCATTTTTTTTATGTACCTGTCGCACGGCATCTTTGATACGGTCCTCAATACCTTTCAGCTCGTCAGCCTTTGGCTGGCGGCCCAGTGTCTGCGCGATGGCTTCAACACATGCCTGTTTCATTATGGATTCCTCAGGAAGCACGCGGCGGCGACTGAATAAACTTTCGATTCGTTCTGCACTGTCTGGATTTGCTCATCAAATTGAGCCAGAACATCGGATAGTTTCGCAGGCTGCCCGGTGTCGGGATGCGTAATTGTCAGATCCGGATTGGTGGTCGCCATATCGCGCGCCGCCATCAGGTCGTAACTGTTGGATGAAATTGCCTGGCCGGTGTCGGGATCCACACTGACCTGCCCGCCAGTTTCGTCTGCCGCAGTGAATGCACTTTCGGCGCGCGGCGCCGGAGCCTCTCCAGCCAGTTCTGACGGCGTTTCATACCTGACACCATTCTCTTCGAAAACCTGCTGCATTGCATGGTACTGCTCGTTTGCAGATTCCAGCATGCCAGGCCTGGCTGGACCATCCAGCCCGCGCGCCATCATCCCGACGTTAACAGGCTGGCCGTCATTAAGTTGCCGGTACGCTTCATCCATGGCTGCCACATGGCTGTTAATACTCTCATTGCTGGCGTGCAGAACGGGGGAGGATTCCAGGTCGTAATACAGGCCTTCATTCAGCGTGTGAGCTGCATCGATGTCGCTCGGCTTAATGGCAGGAATATCTGGCGCGGCAACAGGCTCTGTCACTGGCGACTGGGCATCAGATCGCAACGGTGCACCAGGTGCATCCGTTACTGGCGTAGCTTCGCCCACAGGTGATGGCTCTGCGGTTGCATCAGGAGCGCTCTGCACTTCCGCCGCCGGGATCGGCGCTTCAGTATCTGCGGGAGGTGGCACATCAGCATTTCGCGCAGCCAGGTGATGGGCACCACCAAAGGCACCGCCAAGCACCGCATCCACCAGCATCGCCTGACCGTCAAATACCCGGTACTGTTTCGCCATCTCGGTGTATCCTTTCTCCTCCAGCGTTTCGCCGACGGAGTAACGGTTCAGGCCACCGAACCCGGTGTTGATTGCCACACCTGAGGCGATGCGCGTTGCCAGTGTGGTCCCAATGGCAGCAGGTAAGGCCATGCCCGCTGCGTTGAAAAGGCTCTGCTGAGTTGCCAGGTTGCGCGCCGTCGACTCGTCTACACCCTTCCCTTTGAAATCCTGATAGGACTGCTCATACGTCGAGCTGAATGCTGTAGCTGCGCCGACGGCCGGACCGCCGACAATGGTCGCACCAATGGCCGGCACGAACTGACCGAGTCCATAAAGAACCTCGGCAGCGGTGCCCTGGCTACCCGCATCCGGCTTCACATACCCGCGCGCATCCTGCAACTGCTTGCCGATCGTGTCGTATGTTTCATTCAGCGCTTTGTCGGCATCAGGAAACATCACGCGGAAAATATTAACCGTTGGCGCCACGTCTGCGGTGAATGCCGGATCGCTGATCAGGCGTTTACTGAATCCGACGGCAGACTGAGCCAGGCCGATCGTGCCTTCCGCCACACCGCGCACCGGTGCGGCAATAGAACCCTGAAAGAATGTCGGCTCATAGTCTTCTGGTCGTGCCGGATTGGCTGCTGCTTTATCGTCGGTCCACGCCTGACCTTCCGGAGACAGAGAAAATACATCAGACATTATTCGACCCTCACGACAATAGCTTCATTGGTTTTCGGATCCGTAGCCCAGCGCCCGCTGCCGCTTACCAGCCGATACTGGTTGTTGCCAATGTTGACTGGCGTGAAGTTTGATGCGGCGTTTACGTTCAGGCCGGCATCTTTCAGCGCCTGCTGTGCGGATGCGGTGTAGCGGTCCTTGAAGGTGGACTTATCCATGCCGAACGGCATTACCACATCGCCACCATTAAAGCCCTTGTACACGCCGCCCGTGGCGTATTGCGCCGCCTTTTCCACTACGTCGGAATTGGCTTCATCAGTGCGCGTCATAGAGGCATCACCTGACTGATAAGCGATCCCGGCGTAAGCTGCCTTGAAAAGGTTGTAACTGAGCTGGCGCGCCTGCGCGTTATTGGCGAATGCATTACCCACCTGATCGTCGAATGCTCGCTTCAGCTTATCTTCGCTCGGCAACTGCACCGGAGTTATACCAGCGTCTTTCATTGCCTTCGTTGGATTGAGCAACTGATCGCCAGCGAGGATCACCTTCGATACGTCGTACTTGTTCATGGTCGGCTTGTAGCCAATGAACTGACTGTAGGCTATAGACGGCTTGGTATTGTCGTACTGGTTATCCGGCGTGCCCAGCAGCAGCGCTGAATAGGCGGTGGCTGCATTGTTCGGCGCAATGGCGGACGCTACCTGCCGCATTGCCGGAGCAGACAACGTCTCACCCATGCTCTGTAACAGGCTGATTGTCTGGTTTACGTCTTTGGTACCGCGCACCTGTTCGGACAGGGCCGCAGCCTCCTCACTGGACAGGATAGGCGCATTTATGCCGAGCGCACGCAGGCTTTCCTGTGAAGAGAAACGGTTAGCCACCTCAGCAGTGATGTCGTTAGGGTTGTTGCTGGCGATCGGCTTATAGGCTCCAATCTCCACCGCAGCATTGAACGGATTATTCTGCCGCTGGCTGATCACCTTCGTGGCCGCCGCCGATACCTGATCAAATAATTCAGCGCGGGATGCATATCCCTCGCCTGTTTCTTCGGTTCCTGGCTTCAGTTGATTGACGTAGGCTGTGATGCTGCTCGTCGGCATGTTGCGGAATGAGCCAATGTACTGCCCGGCGATCTGCGTATTCCGAAACTCGGTATAGCGAAGATTACCTTCCCGCACCCCATAGGCCGCCAGGAAGTCGGTCTGCGTTGGTGCATCAGGGAAATCAACACCGCGCATGTATGCCGCGCTGGCATCGCGAACCCGACTGTCGATACTGGTGCGATACTCCGCCTGCTGCTGCTTGCGAATTTGGTCAGCCTGACGGAGGAAGGTTGCCTGCGCTTCAGGAGATGCAGCGTCGAATGCAGCATTGCCGGTATATCGCTTGGTGCTGGTCGGAAGTTGTGACAGGCCAATAGCTGCACTGACACCGGTGGCGAGCTGCTGGTCGCTGTATGGCTGGCTACCGTTCTCATGCTGGATGATTGCAGCACACAGGGCCTTCAGCGTGTCAGGGTTTGATGCGTCAAGCTGCTGATCCGCAGTTACGCCGAGCTGAGCACATACAGCCTGAATGTAAGCATCGGTGTTGTTATTGTCAGAAGGCGGCGCCCAGCGGTTGATAATGTCACTGACGGTATCGATACCCTGGCGCTGATAAGACAGCAGGTTGCGGCCCAGCGCGCGAATGCCATGCTCCGGAGTTTCGAATTTAGCAAATCGACCATCATCACCGGTCTGTCCAACCCATGGATTTGTTTTGCTGTATTCGAGGTTTCCGGGGTTGTTATTGCGAATGCCGCGAGCGCTATCGCCTGAACCACCTTCAGATACCGCACGGCGTGAACCAACAGCCGTGTCGCTCAACTCGCCATTGCTCTGGATGAACTCGATAGAGTTGTTAGCCGACCACTGAGAGAGAGCCGTATCAGCGACCTTCTCTTTGAATTCGGTCTTTTTCGCCTGAATCTGCTCGGCGCTCCAGCCATGCGCGGCGCCATAGGTTTCGATCTGCTGAAAGGTCTGCTGGTTGTACAGCACGTAGTTGGCGTTATCGCCGTACGCAGATGCTGCCAGTTTCCCGTTGTTCGCCAGCGTCGCCTGAAATTGCCCCTCTTCGTAGGCGTTGAGCTGGCTGATCTCGTGGCGCCCGGCCTGTGTCGTGAACTGGATACGCTGCTGCTGTGCCTGCTGAAGGAACCCGGCACGGGCACCTTCTGGCAGGGTCATGGCGATCTGCTCTGCCTGGGAATCAAACTGCTGGGTGTACTCCTGGCCCTTACCCAGTGCATTCTTACCCTGAAGATTCAGCAGACCGGTATCGGGATTCGTCAGCAGATCACTCGATACTTGACTCAGTTGCAGCGATGCATCCTGAGCCTGGGCTACATCCGCCCGCTGCTTGGCCTGCGCGAACATGTCGATAGCCTTTGGCGCGACCTGAGAAATGACGTCGCCGACATTCGGCTGTTCGAACGCCTGAAATCCTGGAGACTGGAATCCGCGGCTTTCAACCTGGCGCCCGCTGACTGTTGGTACTGTTGGCATTTCGATATCTCCTTATCGACCTGTTGGCGTGCCGACGGCGGCGCTGATAGGTGCAGCCTTCTGGGAGAATGGCGACCACGTCCCGCCAGCCATTTGATAGGCTCCGTAAGCCTGTAGCGGCGTTGTGAGCAGCGTTGTCATCGCCCCCATATTCCCCTGTTTACGCGCGGATACCGCCTGGGCGTCATAGTTTGCAGACTGCACCTGATAACCGTAAGCCTCGCGCTGGGCGTTGTTAACGGTCGTCAGAGCATCCAGCGTACCGAACTGCGCGGTATCACCGAAGATATCCAGAGCGTTACCGGTTGAGAGGTCTGCCCCGGTGGCCCCCATGGTTGCCGCCTGGGTGCCGGCTGCCTGGCGATTGCGGCGGCGCACTTCCTCGGCCTGGGCATTGCCACGGTTAATCGAGTCCTGCGCCTGAGCCTCTGCCACATCCGCATTCTGCTCAGCAACAGCAGCAGAATATTTGCCTGTCTCATACTGGTTGTAAGCTGACAATGCGCCTGACGCGAGCGTCGCACCGGCTAAAATTGTGGTGGGTTCGCACATTATTTTCTCTCCATGTGGAAGCGATGAAACAGAAGACCGTGAGCGCCGTACGGCTGTGGTTCTTCAATGGTGAATCCCAGCCAGTGCAGCCAGATACGCGCTGTGTGGTTGCGGGCATCAACATAGTTTTCAAGATACGGGTAAACAGCCAGCATTGCATTGACCACTTTCCCGCAGCGGCGCAGGAAAGTGCGCTGGTATATCTCCAGCGCATCCGTGCCCACCAGCCACGGGATACCGTTGCCGCCGATCATTGATGCCGGGGCCACGCCGAAGATGGTCACCACTTCCCCGTTGATAAGCCCGGCGCAGGAGAAAGTTGACGTGCGCAGGCCAGTCTCCAGAACGCGGCGCGGGCTCCACCCATTTGTCGCCATAAATTCATCAACGTCAGCCTGGCGCACATGCGGAAGCATTGCTTCGATATGTGCCTGGGTAGCCGGTACGATCTGAGCTTTAATCATCATTTTCCACCCACAGTAAGGCGAGGGATGACAGCCAGAACAGAGAGTGGAAGCGGGTCTTGCTGTCGCACCTTAACGCGCCCGTTTTTATCCCAGTTGCTGTCTAAATTGACTTCTATTTTCCCCGTCGCGTCTTTAACAGGATCGTCATAAAACTCATCTTCACGCTGAGGATATTCGTACCATTCTCCGCCAGGCGTGGTTGCCCAGATGCCGCGGCTGGCGTTGACTACCATCGTGACGGACGGGATGACCTGCTTTTTATCCAGCAGCGTTTCCTGCCCGTTGATATTGATGTCCAGCGTTTCGAATTCAGCGGTGATAGGCAGCCCTATATGCACCACCGCGCCAGGTGACTCCAGCGTGACAGCGCCACCGGTTACGATTTTTTGCGGCTCTACGCTCGCGTCTGAAAGAATGTTTACTGTCTGACCTTCGAGGTGTGCCAAGCCGCTGAAAGTCTGGCGGGCCATCTGCCAGTTAGTTGTGGCCGCAGTGCGGAGTACCGTGGGAACGTTACGGTTGAAGCGCACAACCACGGCGGTATTACTCGTTACGGAGATGATGTCGCCACGCAATTCTTTCGCCACCACTTCGCCGGTATCAGGATCCGTTTCTGAGTACGGGAACTGGATCTGCGCGCCAACGTCGGTGCCAACGAAATACGCCCCGCCGCTTATCGTCACCGGGTAGTCGACCTGATAGCTCCAGTCGCCGGTTCCGCCGCTGATGGTCATAGTACGTGTTGAGGTATTTCGTCCGTCATAGCTCAGCCCGCAATCGACAAAGAATGCATCTTCATCACTGGTAAACAGGCGGCTGGACAGGCGCTCGATATAACGTTTCGTCTGTCCGTTGATGGTCCGGTTAACCACGAAATAAACAGCGTCCTCGCTGCCTTCGCTGATGGAGCAGGTGCTTTCGTACTTTCCGGTGCTGGACTGCGGAGCCCAGGCGAACACCTGCTGATCGCGCAGATAGGTCAGCACCAGCAGTTTGCCGTCGTCGCGGATGCAGAACGCGCTGCTGTACGGCACGATGCAGAATGACCAGTCGACAATGCTGCGCTTCTGGAACAGGTGGTTTGCCAGTATGGTCAGGTCAGTGCCCTGGTATCCATCCACGTCGAAGGAATAGGCCAGATCGCGAACCACGCTCCCTTTCTCCTGGATAAACAGCGCGATGTTTGCCACCGCGATCGGCGGCACATTGCTGGAGCCGTTGTTACCCTGCGAGCTGAACGAGAACGCCGACGGCGTGAGGACCTTATTCTGGTCTCCGGATATCGTATATTCTCCGCCAGACGTCAGCGCGACCAGGTTTCCGACGTCGATCAGGTGGCGGATCTCATTCACTTGTCGCCCGGCGTAGGTGTATATGATGCGATCGTCATCCTGAATAGGGTTATTCTTGCCGAAGTCCTTATAGTCGCCGGTACGGCTCGCCCAGATCGTTTGTGGGTACGCGGTGGACGCGGCGAAATACAGGCGCTGCTGATAGTAAACAACCGTGCTCGGGTAGCCGTTGACACTGTTCCATGCGTACCGTGCCCACTTGTAGCTGCCATTCGCAGATCCGACAACCTGCGACGGGATATAGCTCACGACCGTAGCAGTTGCTGTCAGGCCGTCGCTGGCTACGGCTGTAATGCGTGCGATGCCGAAACCGCTGTGCAGGTACTCCCACTGGATGCCGGTATCATCATCACCTGTGCCGCCCCACCCATCCCAGGACATGCCTTCGGTGTGAGACGGGCGCAGGGTCCCGGTCTTGCCGGAAGTATTGGCACGGTAATAGTTGCTGTCGGCGCGGCGCACATCGTTGATAGCGGTGGTCTTGCTGGTCTCCCATACGGGAACGGAATCAACCGCCGGCTGTTCGAGATAAAACAGCTTACCGACTTGCTCAGCGCCAAAGATGGCAGAACTGGCCGTCAGCGTAATGGTCCCGGTACTGGCGCTTGCGTATACCTTCACTGACTCGTCAACGTTGATATCTTCGAACGGTCCGTTTTTTGTGGTGACATCGACGATCTGCCAGTTGTCGTGCGCGTAACGGCGCAGCTCCTTCGGCGGGTAGGCCGGGTGAACCAGTGTAAGCACGTCGGCGCTCTGCGTGAATTTAATGCGAAACAGGTCGGCCTCAGCATACGGCATAGCCAGCTCGTAGATCACATTGCTGCTGTTCAGCACATACGCACCATCTTTGATAACGCGCATGTAGTTGTGCCCGAACTCCAGCGCATAAGTCTGGACGGTCGAGAACTGGAAAGGGATAAGGCGGCATTTTCGCGTCGGATATTTGGCTTCGCCGACGAAGCGCGTTCCCGGGCGATTCTCCACTCCGCCATACTGACGGACAATAAAGTTGTCGCACTTACGCAGCGCAACCTGATACTTCGACATATCAATGCGCCCGTACAGCGATGGGCCAATCTCGCCACCGGCAAAGCTCGGCTGGATCCAACTGAAAGCCATTATGACAACCTCGCTGCGGTGAACTCATCAACTGGCGGCTGCGGCTCCTGCGATTCGTTCTGGCTGTGCGAGCCAGCGCTCAGGATGACGCTGCGGTACATAGTCAGTGCGTTGTTACCGAGATCTGCGCTGCCGGTCAGCGGCATATTGATGGCGGCGGCCAGACGCCAGGATAGCGCTTCCATGAAGATTGCATCGAACATGTTCACGTCGGTGACGCGCGCGATGTACTTCAGCCATGCCTGAGGCTGATCGGTGTAGATCAGCTTTCCGGTGCCGTCGGAATCAGCCCCAACCTCATAGTTGATTCGCATGGCAGCCGTCGGATTACGGATACCGGGCACCATAATTTCGGTGATGCGCAGGCAGTCGGTCGGATACTGGTAGGAATAAGCCCAGTCCGGCGGCGGATTGTTGGTATCGGCCAGCGCCAGGCGTTTTGTAGCAAAGTTCCAGTCGAAGTCCGCCAGCGCAGCATCGCGGCAGGAATCGAAATGCAGGGAGCACTGCCCGGCTTCTTTGCTGGCCTCGGTCAGGCTGTTAATGCTGCGGCTGTTCCCGATATTGCTCAGCGCGCGGTTGCAGATCTCGATAACGGAGGCCATTAATCATCCTCCCCGCCTGGGTAGAAAGCATCTTTCAGCTCTTTGGCATCATCACGTTTCTGTGGAGCCAGGCCAATATCGGTGATCTGAAGCTCAACATAGTTGTCTTCACCATGATCTGTGGTGCGGGTAGACACAGAACATACGTTAGCCATTGCCATAACTGACACGCTATCACCTACCGCTGGCAGCGATTTTGCATTAAGGCCGAGACGTTGCAGAGATTCGTTATCCAGCGTGATGCGCAGACCCCACGGATACTGATCTTTGGTTTCTGGTTTTCCATCTTCACCAACGAATGAGTCGGTGCCTGTTTTCATGTTTACAGTTTTCATTCTCAGGTCTCCGCATAGAAAAGCGGGGCCGAATGGCCCCGGCTTTTAGCACTTTATCGAGCGCTTACACGCCCAGTTCTTTACGCCGTGCATCAATCTTCTCTTTGAGAGTTTTTGCGCTGGTGTTTTTATGCGGAGCTTCGCCGAACATCTCTTCGTAAATGGTTCGAAGTTGGTCCAGTTCCTGAAGTTCTTCATTGGTTGGAAGAACGTCTTCCTTCACCACGACATCACCGTCGTTATGAGGGATAAGGTTTTTGCCAGCTTCCCCGGAAAACTCCACAATATCGCCAGGCTCGCAGAGCTTGCCGTTAATGAAGGAGCGCTCTTTGACGCGATATTTAGACATTGGTCTGCACCCCGCCAACAATGCCAGCGGTTACTTTGCCTGTGGTCGGCGCGGTACCGGTGACGGTGTAGTTAAGACGGATGTAGCGCTCCAGTTTCATCGGCAGCGTGATGACCGGCGTTTTGTAACCAACGGTCAGGGATGCCAGAGGAATGACCATGGAGATCACATCAGTAGCAGAGCTGAATGACGAGTTGTCATCGGTCTGTACCGTTACAGTCAGGCTGGTCAGAGTGTTGAATGCCTCAACAACCTGAATCAGCAGCGGGATATCGCCATATTTACCGACATCCTTACTGGAGCCGGTGTCAATAACGTTAGTTGATGCCGCGGTGGCCGTAATGGCCTGAGCCGCGGAGAACAAAGCCTGTTGATCAAGCAACATGATTCTCTCTCCTTACGCCGTTACGGCAGATTCAGTGTTGAGGATTGCATCCACACGACGGATAGGAATGCCCAGGAAGGAAACGATCTTCTTACCGCCGTACTCTTCGATGGTAAGATTCACGTTTTTGGCATTCATAGCCTGTTTGTGCAGCCATGCGTGGATGGTTTTGTTGGCATAGATAACTTCTTTGCCGTCACCCAGCATTGCCACGTCGCGGGCATAATATGCATCCACCATCATGCTGATCAGGTCAGCACCAGTTGATGCGTCTTTGGTCAGCGTGGTCACATCGATGTTGCAGATGCGGGAAATTGAACGCCAGTCACGCACGCTGAGGCCCAGGTCCCACTTGAATTCGTCACGATACGCACGGAACTGGCCGCCGTTACCGTCACTTACCAGGTCATCACCAAGGTCTTCATGCTGGAAGCCTGCTACCATGCCTTCTGGGTAGATCATGTGAGCAGTGTTCTCACCCCACGACATAAACCAGATAGAGGTGTTGGTAGAACCGCTACCACCGGCACTGAATACGTTTTCTGCGCTTGCAGCTTTGCTGGTGCTCAGCGTATTGAAACGCGGCGCCAGGCCCATGAAAGCTTCAGGCTCGGCATCGGTGTTGCCGTAGATGGCGTAGCGGGCGACTTTGTTGTTGAAGCCCTGCAACTTGCCCATGTTTTCGGAAACACGGAACGCTGCGGCATTGTTGGAACGGTCTGCCAGAGCCTTATCAACGAAGCCCAGGTCGTACAACATACCGGTGGTGTCGGTCACTGGTACGGTCTGGGTTTTGGTTGGCTGAACGCCCTGGTTATAGCGGCGCCATACCGGCTCAGGAATACCTGCGCGGATGGTGGTTTTGTGCTTAGAGCCGTCGTTACACGGCACATAGATCGCATCGGTCAGGATGTCGTTGGTTTTCGCCAACTGCTCCACGATGCGCGCGATTCGCCCGTTCTTGTCAGTACGATTGTAGATGTCAAGCAACGATGGCAGAGTTTGACCGATTAAAGCCATTTTTCATACCTCACTTTTTGGGATAGAAGGCGGAGATAAGGTCACTGCCGCCGCTTTCATGACCGCCGGTGACAACCTTGTCTTCTGACATTGCCTTGCCGACTTTGATAAACGCTTTAACAAGCGCCGGGTGATTACCCAGACCGGTTGAGTCCAGGTATTCTTTCAGTTCTGGATCGCCGAATTGTTCCAGTGCACGCTGCGCAGCGCTGAGGTTTGCGGTCAGTTTGTCGCCGCCGATCTCCTTGTCTGCCTTCACGGTCTCTGCCCAGCCTTCGGTCTGCTTCTGCCAGGCTTCTGCCTGACGCTGCTGAACACCGGCCAGAATTTTTGGATATGCGTCCACCAGCTTTTGCGCCTGCTCGTTGGTCAGGTTCAGATCACGGGCAACGGGTTCGAAGTCCTTCAGCGCTTCGGTATCCAGCTCTACGCCTTCACCAGCGGTAAATTCGTATTTCTCCGGCGCACCTTCTGGTTTCTTCTCTTTGTCATCAGGCTTATCTGCTGGCTTATCACCATCAGCGGGTTTGTTTTCCTGAGGATTGTCACCTTCAGTGCCGGGCTGTGGCTTATCACCTTCTGGTTTTGCCGGGTCAGCAGCAGGTGCAGGAGCATCAGCAGCAGGTGCGGATGGCTCAGACGGTGCCGGCGCAGCGCCACCATCAGCAGGCTGCTCATTGCAAAGACGGCGATGCAGCAAACGTTCAAATAAATTCATGGTTACTCCTGTTCACTGGCCTCTGCGGCCATCTTCAGATACTGATCGGGGCAGTGCGTCATGACGCGCTGGAATAACTCCAGAGCCAGATTGCGCTGCCCTTCGTTGAAAGCCATTGCCAGAGCGTCCATCGGCGGAATGGCGGCGAATACGCGCCCACTCTCCAGCACTCTCCACACGACGCGGCGCCCCTGCTCGCTATCCATCACGAAGCGGATATCGTCGATTTCTCGCTGAGCCAGATCACGCTTAATGCGGTCACTTTCAGCTCTCTTTTTTTCGTCATCGATATCCGTCATTGCTGAGCCGCTCCCACTGCGTTAGTGATTGCTGTCAGTGCGCTTGGATCTGCGGTTTGCGTGTCGCTGAGCGTCTTCGCGCCCTGCGCTACGGCCTGACCCATTGCCAGCGCCTGAGCTGCCTGCTGCTGTTTGGCGCGGTCTTCTCGAATCTGCTGCACCTGCTCCTGCGGAACGATGACTGTTGGCGATACGCCGGACATTTCGGAGAACGCGTCGATAGCCTGATCCGCGTCGAGCTTGTCGAGCGCTTCCGTTTTACCGACTGAAGCCAGTTGTGCGATGAAGCCAACGGTCTGCGACAGGCTGGTGAGGCCAATAGATTTCTGCGCCTGCGCCATAACGGAGATGTACTCGATGCGCAGTGGCATTCCCTGCATAACGTCAGGCGGTGGCGGCAGCATGTTCTTGCGCGCCATGATGGAGAACACGCGATCGATAAGCGGATTGAGCGCTTCGTCGTTCAGGCGTTCCAGCACCGGGCCGAGCATCAGCAGCTTCTCTTCCTTCATCTCGATCACTGCTTCCACTGGCATTGAGCGGGTGTTGATGTTTTGCAGCATCATGAAGAGGTCGACAAAGTAGGCGCTGTTGATGGTCTGGCGGGTGTCCTGGATGTCAGCCAGCAGGTCGGCGGTATTCGGGTTTACCAAGTACGCAGGTTTGAAACCGTCCTGGCCGCTCAGAACGTCGAGATACGTCACGTCTCCTGGCAGCAGAGAAACGCGCTGATTCTTCAGTGAAGTTGGCGCAACCATCGGCGGGTTTGTAGCTTTGTCGATGAGCTGAGCTTTACGTTTCTGCTCAACCTGAAGCGCTTTAACCTGTCCCAACGCCAGCATTCCGGGGCAGGAAGACGCGTATACGTCCTCGCCGTTAACTTCCCAGCGCGGCGCCAGAATCGGGAATTCATCGAAGCCAGCTTCACGCAACAACTTGTCGGATTCGCCGCCTGTCTCGAAATAGACAGAGCGATACGGCTTGTTCTTGCTGTCCATCTTGCCGCTGTCGCGGTTGATGTTTGGCGTGATGCAGTGGTTAACCTCGATCCACGCTTCATACGTGCCGTTTTCCCACATGCCCTTAACTGACGTGCTCACGTTGTCCAGGCCGAATTCCTGCACCAGCTGGCGCACGGTCATGGAGAATTGGCGGAAAGATGTATCGACGCTGCCACGCGGGCTGTTAGCCAGGTAGTAGCTGCCAATCGGGAAAGGCATTGTGCGGATCACGTCCTGGTCATCTTCCAGAACAGCCATAGCGGCGGTGCCATAAGTACCCAGACTGGCGTACATGACGGGAAGAGACTGATAAAGATTCGACTTGTTGAACACTTCGTTCATGCGGCGCTGCACGACTTCCAGCCAGACCTTCACCGGGCCGTAATCCATCATGTCAGGGTCAGGCGTTGCCAGCTTGAACCACGGGCGCGCAGGGCTGGTGATGCCGGACATCATGCCGCTGGCGAGAATGCGCTGAGCGAGTGAACCGGTAGGATCAACAATTTTGGTGTTGCGGCGATCGTCACGGTTAACGTCAGACGTCAGGAAGCGGGAACCGCGCGGATTGATAAAGTCGCTCAGGTCGCGCCAGTGCGGCTCGAACGATGTGCGCTCATTCTTCAGCTGTGCGAGCTGCTTCAGCAGCCGCTCTTTTTCGGTTTCCACCATCTCTGCGCGCTCCGTTACTGACCGAGCAGCGTTTTACCGCTGGTATTGGCGGCGGAAGTGTCGCCCTGGGCACCGGTGAGCATGGTCGAGTTACGACCGGCGGCAGCACGGCGGCGGCGCTCTTCATCATCGCGCGCACTGACCACAGCGGCGTCCTGCTCCTGAGGTGCGGCCTGAACTTCTGGTGCCGCTGGCACTGATGGCTTGCTGCCGATACACATAGCGATAACCTCACACACGATTAAATTATTACCAATTTAACCATATACGGATTATTTTACGTAGTGTATTGACATAATGAACTGTAATTATTACCCTTCAGGTAACACAACATGAAAGCGCACTTTGATATCGGTTCGGTGAGGTCTTGTCGCTAAATCAAAACTGGTGAGTGCGCTTCCAGGTGTGAGCAGTGCGGCATAGCAGAGCGCCATTCCGATGACGTTGCGCTGTAAACCCTGCATCACCCGCCAAGGAAGGCACTCCGTAGACCCTTGCTTCCATTCGCCCGGTTCGTCCGGGCATTTTTTTAAGGTGAAAATCATGAGTCAGACAGTCGTTAGTGTTCAGAAACAATCTCCTGCCGAAGAGATCCGCCGTGAGAATCTCTACCACACGAAATTGCAGTGCCTGGCTGAAGTGCTTAGTAAAAGAGCTGTACTTGATGAGCGAGGTGCTGTTCAGGATGCCAAAGCCATCAACGCCGCATTCGATGCGATTACTTTCTGACACCGCGACATGTCACAATCAGCACGCCGATGCGCGGGCTTTGTTATTTCCACGGGTCGTAATCCGTAACCGCTTTACCCTGCTGATTCTCCTGCCCTGGAATACGCATCCGCTTCGACACCGGGAAAGCAAACGTCAGCAGCAGCGCGTCACCCTTACCAGGTGAGCGGCCTAAACGCTCTTTGATATCTTCCTTCGGCTCAATGACGATCTTGCCGTCCACCCTGACTTTGTACTCTGCTGCCGACAGGTCATCAGCCGTCTCCTGATCGTCCAGCGCGCCGCCGAGCTTCAGCCACGTTTTGCAGCTGTTGAACATCTCGCCGCGCTTGTTGAGCATCTGGGGATCGGTAGAGCCGCCACCGAACGGGATTAGCTGCCACGTTCTGCCCCAGCCGTCACCGATGGACTTCAGACCGGTACCGTAGCCGAAGTCGATGAATACCGCGTCAGCCTGGTACTGGTCCTCAAAGTCTGCGATGCGCTTCGCCATAATCAGATCGTCAGTGGTCTTGTTGCCGGTCCATAGCACTTTGCTGTGCAGCCCCTGGCGCAGGTATATCACCGCGTCATCCACGCCGGAATATGCCGGGTCGACGCCGATAATCACCGGAGCGTGCGCGACCTGCGCTGAGGTCACGACGCGCTTCATTGCCTCGTCGGTGAGTCCTGTTGGGATAAACTGGAGTTCTGACGCGTCAGGGAAGATCCCCCGCACACGGACTTTAACGAAGTCGCTGTCCTCGCCGTAGTCGTCCACCCATTTCTGGAGCTGCTGCTTATTCGTGCCTTCGACGGTACGGCTGTCAATCTGCGCGCACTTCCAGCGGTGCTTGTATTTGCGGAAGCATTCGCGGAAACGCCCGGTGTTGCGCGTCGGGTTCCCGAACGCCACCCAGATGATTTCAGTGTCTTCGTCCGTCAGCGCACCTTCAGCAACCTCCCACACCAGATCGGCAATGTTGGAGGCTTCGTCGAATACCACGATGATCCGCTTACGCTCGTTGTGCAGGCCGGCGAACGCCTCTGTGTTGTGCTCAGACCATGGGATTGCGTCAGCGCGCCAGCGCTTATCGTGGCCCGGATCGTTGCTGTACATCGCTGTGGCGGTGCAGGTGAACCACTCTTTCGTGATAGCCAGGTTCGACCATTTGATGATTTCCGGCCAGGTCTTGGTGCGCAGCTGGTTGTCGGTGTTGGCGGTCACCACCACTTTGCAGTCCTCGCAGGTGGACATGCCCCAGTTGATGAGCATCGAGATGAAAGCGGATTTCCCGATGCCGTGGCCGGATGCGCGAGCCAGCATCAGCGGCTGGTGACGCGTCGCTGGGTTCTGGAGGTGATCGCGTATCTCGCGGAATGCGTCAGCCTGCCACTTACGCGGCCCAGTGGCGTGCGCCAGTTCAGTGCCATCTTCGCCCCACGGAAACGCATACAGCGCATAACCCAGCGGGTCATACGTGAACGAGGCGATATCCTCGACGAGCTGCTCTTCTGGCGACATGGCTGCTGCTGTCATTCTTCACCACCAGCCTGCTCTTTGACGCGGCGGCGCGCAGCTGCCATGCGGTCAGCGATGGTGACGGTGCCGGAAACCTCCAGGCGCTCTTTGAACGCGTTAACGTCGACGTGCTTACCAATCAGCTCGAGGTTCTTCACCTTGTCCGGCCATTTGATTTTTTTGAGGATGGTCTCTATCGAATCCTCGTTCATGTTCATGATGGTTGAGGACAGGTCGAAGCCACTGAGCGTGGTGCGCCAGATTTTCGGCCACTCGCGGATAGGCTTCAGGCTGCCGTCATCATTCAGGATATCCAGCACATCCATCTGGTCGATTTCCACCAGGCGCATGAGGACGTAATCAGCGCTGACGCGGTTTCGCTTGTTGCGATCCTCCATCAATTCAGCGATTCGTTTCTGGATTCTTTCGTCTCGCATCATCACGCTGGCTTTGACGGCTGCCGTATTAGGCGAAAATCCTGCGTCAATCGCCGCCTGAGACTGGTTTTCTGGTGTCTTAATGTAGGACTGGCAGTAAGCCTCCTGCATCGCTGTAAGAGGCTTATATTGCGTTGATTTGCGTTTGTGGGTTTTTGGTGTTGCGGGCATCATTACCACCTGAGTAATTTTATTACCATGCAGGTAATACTATCACGCCCGCGCAGATGTTACATGACTGGTATCGGATCGTCTTCCTGGCTGCCGGCACGGTTGAGGAAATGTGTAACCACTCCCAGCACCGTTGTGTCGTCCAGCGCCTCACCTTCGATGGACTCACCCTCCGGAACAATAAGCGCCCGCCCCTGCACGATGGCGAACTCCGTGCGGCCGCAATAGGAAATCAGCACGGTATCACCCGGATGTGGTTTATTTGCGACGTTGATAATTGCGTACCCAGCCGACGTCTCAACGGTGCGGCAGTTGCCGTCGTAGCCGCACATGCTGGTGATGGTAAGGCGGGATTCTGCGTAGTCTGTTGCCGGAGATGGAAAGCCCATAATGGAACCTCACATAAAAATACTGTACATTTAAACAGTATAATCATGTGAGGATTTAGTCAATACGCCGTGACAGGTCACGTTAATAATCCATTCTCATTAATCGCCAGAACGCTTTACCACGTGGTGCCATTTTGTTTCTCAGGCGGTAATAAGCTTGATGCAGAATAACAACCTGATATGGGTCTCGCTTCGTGGCCACTACTCGCGCTGTTTTTGAGTGAATACTTTGGACTTGTTTTTTAATCCTGCATTGCAGGCTGTGAAGATCTGTTACGGACATATAACCTCCAGTTTCGTTTCGTGCCAGCCCTGCGTTACCCAGCAGGCCGAATCACCGGCGCAAGGGCAGGACTTCACCGGCAGGCTGTCGCCGCACTTGCCACACTGGTTGGCGCTGATAGCTTTGATGCGACCTCGCACCCGGGCATCATCCTGGCGGATCAGCAGAGCAATGTACTCGCTCAGTTCGTACGGGTCACGACCCGGGCGACGCTCCGCGCAGTTCCGCGCCAGCATCTCCAGTTCCTGCTCGTCGAGCACCAGCTCCAGCTTGCGCTCACCGGCTTCAGCCTGGCGGGCACGCTGCGCTGCTTTGCGTTCTGCTGCTGTCTTAGCCATTACCGGTCTCCATTTTTGTTTCCATCCCTTTCTCACTGGATAGATACTTGAGCAGCATGCGATACGCTGCAAGCTGATATTCCTCGTTCAGGGTTAACCCTAATGCGTATTCAGCGTTACCAAGCGACTCCAAGCGCTTAATCTTTTTAGCCAGCGATTCCTGAGTTACGTTAACCATGTTTCCGCTCCCGCTTCATTCTGGCGATAGGGTTGTTCCATGCGTCGATATCCTCCTGGATAAGCTTCCCCTTGCCTTTGCAAAGATCGCATTTTGCCAGAAGGCCTAAACACTCAGGGCACTTTACGAATGGTCCAAATCCTCTCTTCCATGAGAGCACACGAGCATTGGTGATTATTTTGTTTAAATCATCCATCACCCCACCTCTCTCAATTTCAGTTCATCGGCCACAGACTCAGGAACCACCACCGGCATCGGAACGCGGATAACCAGTTTTTTGAGCCTGTCGACTTCTCCTGCCAGCTCAAGCATGCGGGAGCGGCAATACTCTGCCTCTTCACGCCACCATGCCACGTCGGCTTTAAGGCGGCGCAGGCGCCGCTGTTTGAGTTTGCTCACCATGGCAGCCACCCCATTTGCTGAAGTGCGCCGATTGCCAGCAGCACGAACATCACCACGTCGAATGGGTTAGGCATCATCACCCCCGAAATATCCTAACCTTCCTCCGTGGTCGCCAATTACAATCCCGGAAATGAATATTCCGAATAGCCCCACAACAGAAAATGCAATGAGGTTAAATTCAAAGCCAGCTACAAAGACGCAGACTGATGCGACAATCAAAAGATACAGCAGCCAGAATTTTCGGTTCACGGCTTCACCTCCTGCTGCGGTGCTGCTGCTATCATCCTGCGATAGACATCGTAAGTTCCAAACTGCTCATCACCAGCCTCAAGCATTTCATGGGTAGGCTCAACCGGTACCAACACCCAACCATCCGTCAACTCATCACGATTTCTTACAGGTTCGGCACCCTGAAGCATGGCGGCGCGAACTGTCTTAGCGATGCGTTCGCGCAGTTGCTGTGTGCCGTAATACTCGACGGCGATATCGCGCAACTCATTTACCAGGTCACGAATTTGATGGTCTTTCATTGCTACCGGCGCTGGAGGGGTGGTGTATAACGGCACGACGTCCTTTAACGTCTCGCACTCAGCCCCTGGAAGTTCGCAGTCCAACTTTTCTCGCCATAAGTAGCCCAGCCCTCTGGCATATACATGCTCCTTGTACTGCCAAGCCACTGGCTCATGATTCACGCCAGCCTCCGCTTCGAGCGATTCCAGCGCAATCTTCATCGCCGCCAGAGACATCGCCGCATCTTCGTTTACAACGCCGGGCACAGAATCGCGCTCTTCTTCAAGCTCCGCGATTGTCTTCTGGAGCCATTCTTTGGTTAGTTCGCTCATGGTTATCCTCTCAGCGCCACAGTGCGCACTTCCGGGTCAAAGGAAGATGCGAACTCATCGGTAACATCGGCTACATGGCCCACATAATCGTTATACTCACCTTCAGCTTGGTCATGGTCCTGCCAAACCACGACAGCCTCAGGAGGCATTTTCCTGAGCTTGCTGATTAACTGCCTCACTGTCAGTGACATGCTCACTCTCCTTTACCGGCTGCGGCGGCGAACGCCTGAAGCAACACGCTTTCACAGTGAACCACTGCGCTGTTATATCCAGCACCAAACATGTATGGGTGTTTTTTGCCGTCGCTCTTGTTGCCTAAATCTTCCATTGGAATTGGGTCAAATTTTACAGATTTAGCGATGGCCTCCAGCTCAGCGATCCTATTCTCTGCGGCTTCCAGCTCATCCAGCAGCGCCAGCACGCGCTTAGCCAGCCAGCATTTCTCTTCGTCGCCATAAGGATTGTCAGCAATCTCTCTGAGTCGACCTGTGCTGATATCACCGCCATCAGCGCGGAAAGGACGTTTGTCGATGTTGCTCATTGGGCGGCTCCTTTTACGTCGAATTGTGTACGCCAGCTTTCCCGTGGCTCGTCGATATTTTTCACTCCCATGTCGTCAGCGGCGATATCGATAAGAACCTGCTTCACGAAATCAACGGCTTCACTCTGGCTGCCAGCTTCAATCTCAAGACGCTCAGCAAGTTGCTTTGCCAGCACGTCAACGCGACCCTGGCGAAGAAAATCTGCAAAACGCACATAACGCGGATTAACGTAACCAACCTTGCATGTTAATTTGCTCATGACTGCGCTCCTTTGCGAATTTGGGCAGCGAACCTCAGCACAAATCTTACTGTTGATTCATGCCATTCGAGTTTTTCTGTTTCTTTGGCAAGCATCTCCACACCCTGCGCCCGCACTTCAGCCAGGAAAGCGTCTGTCGCCGGGGTTTTAACATCGACTAACATTCGAACGCTTTCGACATTCTCCGGATCGGTTGATTGCTGCCATCCGATAGTTGCGTCAATCGCCGCCTTAAGCCCAGCATTCTCCGCAGCCAGCTCATTACTGCGAGCCAGTTGCACATCCAACTGCGTAGCCAGATCGCTAATCAACTTCGCCACAGCAATCGTGCCACATGCTGCTCTCAGGTCGGCAGCACGTTCATGCCCAATCTTCACCAACTCACTCACTTTGCATTCCATCTTTACCCCCGCTTACCCGTATAAGTTATTGATTACTTTGATATCAAAAAGGTTCGTCGATTCAGAACACTTCGACATTCCATCCGCCACCGGCTTTCTTCGGCTTCACAGTCACACCGATGATGCGGAACGGATACTGATCTGCTGCGACTTTGGTTTTCACCCTGGCGTCGTCGGTCCAGAAACCTTTCACCTCGTGTAATTCCATCTCGCCGGTGGTGAGCATCACTGCGAAGTCCGGCGTGTAAAACGTGTTATCAGCCAGGCGCAGCTTGATCCCTTCGAACCGGTACCAGGCCACTTCCCCTGCATGCTTGCGCAGCTCCAGGTGCTGGCAGTACGCAGATTCTGTTTTGTTCATCTGGCCTGTCTTGAGTCGACCAAGAGCCTGTAACTGCTTTTTCATGCCTTACCTCTCAGGTAATTTAAATCCACATTAGAGTTAAAATCAATAGCTATGCGCATATTTTGTTACCTGCAAGGTAATTGTGCTGGCGTAAAAAAATGCGCTGTCGCGCTGGTCTGCTATGAGGGCTGGTATCCCCTGAATCCCTGCGGTATGGCTTTGTCCGGCTCCGGAACGTCGTTGATATCCCTTCGCTGCTGCTGGGCGACTGGCCTTGCCCTGGACTGCTGCACGCTTCTCGCCAGCTTCTGCTGCCACTGGTCGTGGTGGAATGCTTTGCCCTCCGCTTTCCAGTACGTGATGAATTCTGCCAGCTCGAACGGCGTGATGTCCGTCTTCAGGGTTATGCCCCATAGCGCAGCGCGCTGGATGAACTGCGGATCCGGCTTCCAGTTGTCGCGCATCTGGAATTTTCCAAGCTCACCCATTCCGCCAGGAGCAACGTAGCCATTCAGCATCGCGTTGTTCACATCCGGATCTGGTTCACCGCCATCAGCAGAGTTATCCACAGGTGAATTTTGCTCGCCCCCTGTGTGGGGTTTATCTTTTATATCTTCTCTTCTCTTCTCTTCTCTGGTCCGCTTTTTGTCCGCTTCTGATGCGGACGCTTTGCGGACGTTTCTCTTCCTGTCAGCATCCTGTGCTCGACGCTTGGCAGACTGTCCGTTATGTGCTTCAAAGCGCGGCATTACTAGGCTTTCGCCATTTTCTTCGAGCCATCCGACAGCCATCATCGCCCGGGAAAAACCAGGGAATCCGATCAGGTCGTCGAGTGTGTCCGCGCTGTATCCGTCAAGCAAACCGTCAACGGAGTGGACATCGAAAAGACACCATGCGGAATGTAGTCCGCCAACTATCCGCAATCTGTCCGCTTTCAATGCGGACGCCATGCGGACAACTTTAGGGTGCGTGTGCAGATCAGCACGCATCTTGATCCAGTCACCGGCCATAGCTAACCCCCATATAAGCCCGGATGAATTCAGCCGCAGCCTGTGCGTTTATGGCGTTACCGTAGCCTTTGAGTCGACCGACGCGGTTGCTGCTTGCCACTCTTGCCACCCCGGACTCGACTCGTCCCAGGCGCGCGGCAGCCCCATCAACCAGCGGGAATGTGCCGGGTTCAACTGGACGCCATTTGCCATCTCGACAAAATAGCCAGTCCGCATCTCGCCAAAAACCGTTAACCTCAAGGGGCCGCATGTGTACGCCTGACGCGGCAACTGGTCCAGTCGTTCCTTCCCGTCCCGCTGCGCAGTCATTCCGGAAGTGTCTTTCCAGTCCCGGCTTGTCGGCGCTGTCCAGGCTGCCAACACTGCAAAGTCCTGTAGATTTGGCTGACGACCGGCTTCCTTCCGCGCCAACACCTTGAGCCAGTCCTGGTAGCAGTTTTTGACATTGCTCGCCAGCGGACTCGGCCACCCAGTAAGCTCTCTCTCTGATGTGCGGTGCACCGATGCCCGCTGACGTAAACGGCACAAGCCCGAAGGCGTATCCCATTCCTTCCAGGTCAGCTTGTACAAGGTCGAACCATGTGTTTGCGTTACCGCTTGCAACCTGTTCGCCAAAAACATGCTGAGGTCTGCGCTCGCTGATGAGGTGGAAGAAGTGTGGCCAAAGGTGCCGCTCGTCAGCAAACCCATCGCCTTTGCCTGCCGCGCTGAAAGGCTGGCACGGGCAGGAACCAGTCCAGACTGGTTTATCGTCAGGCCATCCTGCGAGGCGCAGGGAATGAGACCAGACGCCAATTCCGGCGAAGAAGTGGCACTGCGTGAATCCTCGCAGGTCGTCAGGTGTGACATCTTCAATACTCCTTTCATCAACTTCGCCCGGGGCGATATGCCCGCCGGCGATTAGGTTACGCAGCCACTGCGCTGCAAATGGGTCGATTTCGTTGTAATACGCTGCGGGTTTCATGCTTCACCCCGAGCGGATTTGAGAGCGGATGAGAACTCGCTGCGGTGACGGTTTGCGCTCTGAAGTGCGCACTCAACACAGGTGCCATTCAGTACGTAGCGCTCCGCCTTATGACCATTCCGGCAGGCTTTGCCGGTGTAGAATCTGTTCAGGCCAGCCTTAGCGGCCTCCATTCTGGTGACAATTTTCACGAAAACGGCCTCATGTTTGGTTATGGATATCGGTAATTTTGTGCGATGACCGAAAAAAGATCAACCATATTCGGATCATTATTACCTGAGAGAACTGAATAGATATGAAAAGACCGCCAGAAGGCGGCCTGATGGGGGTTTAAAAGAGGTTTTATTCGTAGAAGAAGATAGCCAGTTCCGGCTTTGTCCTGACCCAGCCACGTTGTTTGCATGCCTTAAACAGCCCATTCATCAATGTCTTACCGGGCATTTTCCGGCGGCCTGTCAGATGCGTCTGGATGTAGTGGCTGGTCGTTCCGGCCTCGTCAGCAAAGGCATTTCGCTCATCAGGAGTGAGTTGCAACCAGTGTTTTTTGAAGTCGAATTTTTCGTTCTCGCTCATAGCTATTGCCTGATATTAATTTCAGATAACAAATATTCACCCAGAAGGTAATAAAAATCAAGGTTTGTTACCTGCGAGGTGCATTTACCTGTGGGGTAAATTCGCTTTTAATTGAACCTCTAACTAATTCATATATGAGGCGATTCACCAGAGCATGAAAAGTATTCAGGATATCCGCAGGCAGAATATTAACGATATCATCGACCGTGACTTTAACGGGGTGCAGACTCGTCTGGCGGAAAAACTGGGAACTCAGGCAAACCTGGTGAACCGCTGGGCCCGCGGGCAGAAGGTTGTCGGCGACACGGTGGCGCGCAAGATTGAGAAGGCGGCGAACAAGCCGTCGAACTGGCTGGACGTCGACCACTCATTATCTGCTGTTGCCATCCCCCAGGAGGAGATCACCCCTTCCGATATCGGCCAGCTGGCGGCGCATAACCTTGAAGCGTGGATGCAGAACAACCGCGACCTGTCATCTCAAGGAAAGGTGTCGAAAGCGTCCGGCGTTGCCCAGGCTACAATCCAGCGCATGCTGAACAATGAAGTCAGCGTTTCTATCTCCACCCTGGAGGCGATCGCCAGCGCGTTCGGGCGCCGCGGCTATGAGCTGCTCATCCATCCCCGCGACCCGGCGACCATCCATTACGACCGGGCCCGCTACGCATTGTTACCTGAGAGCGAAAAAGACAAGATTGAGAGCTACGTCGATTTCGTGATTGTTCAGAACGGTAAAACGCAAGAGTAAAATCATACATTTCAGATACTAAGCCGCCATTGAGCGGCTTTTTTATTGCCCTTAAGATTACCTCACGGGTAATTTTTTATAATCATATCTATTGACATCAAACCACATAAGGATAATTATTACCTCAACGGTAACACTGAGGTAACGAATTATGCAGTGGAAAATCATCAACGGTTGGTACTGCGTTACGGCGTGCGGGCTGATGAGCACCAAGTGCCGCACTCTGCATGAGGCCATCAACTGGGCGTTTGTCACCAAGATGGCAGTAAAAACTGAAATGGATATGGGGGTGAGCAAGTGAGTGAATTAGCAATCATCGAAATCGCGCCGGACCTGGCGCCAAGCATTTACGTTGAAAACGGTCTTAATAAGTTCCTTGAACAGATCCGTGAAGGCGTCAACGAAGTTCCTGACCTGAGCACCGCTAAAGGCCGCGCCCGTATCGCATCGCTGTCAGCCCAGGTATCCCGCAGCAAAACTGCTGTTGAAAAACCAGGTCGTGATTATCTGAAGCGCCTGAAGGAACAACCGAAAGTTGTTGAAGCCGAACTCCGCCGCTTCGTGATCGAATGCGATCAAATTCGCGATGAAGTACGCCGCCCTCTTACTGAATGGGAAGACAAGGAAAAGGCTCGCACTGAAGCATTACAACAGCGTCTTGTTGATTTACGCGCACTGGCTGACGTGATCGATGCCGCCGGTAACTACCTGCCATCTGCTGATATTCAGTCGCGTATTCAGAAAGCTAAACCCGTTGTGCTGGATGACAGCTGGCAGGAGCGCACAGCAGAAGCTGGTGTTGCTAAGGATTCAACCATTCAACAACTTGAAGCATCTCTGGCAGTGGCGCAAAAGCGCGAGCACGAAGCTGCTGAGCTGGAACGCCTGCGTAAAGAGGCAGAAGAAAAATCACGCCTCGAACGTGAAGAGTCTATCCGCCGGGAGGCAGCAGAGCAGGCTAAGCGTGATGCAGAAGCAAAAGCACAGGCCGAGATTGATGCTGCTGCACGACGTGAAGCTGAAGCCAGAGCTGCAACTGAACGCGCAGAGCGTGAAGCAAAAGCTGCTGCGGAAAAAGCTGAGCAGGAAAAGAACGCTGCTATCGCAGCTGAGCGCCGCCGCCATGAAGAAGCGGAAGCCGCACGCCTGGCAGAACAGAAACGCATTGCCGATGAAGAAACTCGCCGTGCTGCTGACAAAGAGCACCGCCGCACCGTCAACCGTCAGGCTATCGCAGACCTGATCGAAAGCGGTCTTCCGCAGGAAATGGCTGAGAAAGCGCTGATCGCCATCGCCAGCGGGAAGGTTTCTGCAATCTCTATCAAGTACTGAGGTGCGTATGAACATCCAGCAGATTAACAACCTGAAAAAAATCATGACCAGCATCGGCAGCGACTATCAACTGAGCCAGCTGCACTACGAGCGCCAGGTAGAGCTTATCGACGCTATCAGCCATCTCAAACTGCAATCGCCATTCTACGAACTGGAGCGCAAAGGTGTACGCCGTGAGGTTCTTGAAGAACTGATGATGAGCCCTGAGTTTGAAGAGCTTCTCGCCGCATACCAGCGCGAGCTGACTGGCGTTATTGCCAAGTGGGATCTGGCAGATCAACTGGACACGGCGAGGAACGCGGCATGAAGCCAGGAATTTATTTCGATATCAGCAACGAGGAATACCACGCCGGTGACGGCGTGAGTAAGTCGCAGCTGGATATGGTTGCAATGAGCCCGGCCCTGCTGCAGTGGCAGAAATCCGCGCCGGTCGATACCGAAAAACTGAAAGCTCTGGACATGGGCACCGCCCTGCACTGCCTGCTTCTGGAGCCAGAAGAATTCGATAAGCGTTTCATCGTGGCGCCGCAGTTCAATCGCCGCACGACCGCAGGCAAAGAGGATGAAGCTGCGTTTCTGAATGATGTTGCGGGAATGGGAATGACGGTTATGGATGCCGAGCAGGGCCGGAAGCTGCAACTGATGCGCGACAGCGCGATGGCTCACCCGGCGGCGCGCTGGCTGCTTGAAGCGGAAGGATTCTGTGAAGCATCGCACTACTGGACGGATACGGAGACTGGTGAACTGTGCCGCATTCGCCCGGACAAGCGCCTGAAACATCACCCCGTGTTGCTGGATGTGAAGAAGGTTGCAGACATGGAGAGGTTCGCCCGCCACGTCGAAGAATTCCGGTACCACGTTCAGGACGCCATGTACCGCGAAGGCGCGCAGCAGACTACCGGAGAGCCACACGGTTTCTTCTTCCTGGCAGTAAGCGAAACCATTGACTGCGGACGCTACCCGGTACGCGTGTTCGAACTGGATGCGCCGGACGTAGACGCCGGGCATGCACTATTCCGCCGGGATCTGAATACCTACCACCAGTGCCGCGAGTCAGGCGACTGGGGTGGATTTGAAATTATTAAACGCCCTGAATGGGCACGCAGACAGGATATGTACGTATGAGCAACGACATCACAATCACATCGCAGCCTGGCGCTACCGTCGGTACCGCCGCGGCAATCTTCAGCCCGGAAGGCATGAATCAACTGGTGAGATTCGCTGAGTTGATGGCAGCAAGTAAAGCTACCGTTCCGGCGCATCTTGCAGGCAAACCTTCCGACTGCCTGGCCGTGACTATGCAGGCGGCGCAGTGGGGTATGAACCCGTTCGCCGTGGCGCAAAAAACACATGTGGTTAACGGCACGTTGGGCTACGAAGCTCAGCTGGTGAACGCGGTTGTGTCTTCCTCCAATTTGCTGGCTACCCGCCTGAATTATCGCTGGGATGGTGACTGGTCTCGCGTCAGCGGTAAAACCGATAAATCGCCGAACCTGACAGTAACCGTTTGGGCAACCCTCAAAGGGGAATCAGCGCCGCGCGAGCTGACGATTAGCATGGCGCAGGCTGGTGTACGTAACTCCCCTCTCTGGGAGCAGGATCCTCGTCAGCAGCTCGCATATCTTTGCGTTAAGCGCTGGGCGCGTCTGCATTCCCCTGACGTCCTGCTTGGCGTGTACACCCCTGACGAATTGCAGGAGACGGCACCACGCGTTGAGCGCGATATCACACCGGCACCAGCCACCGCCGCAGGCATGAACAAGCTGATCAACTCTAAACCTGAGCAGCACCAGGAAGAGAAGACGAAGAACAGTGATGATCGCGATCCAGAAGAAATTCTGTGCGCCTTCACTGACGCAGCGATGAACTACAACACGCTGAAGGATCTGGATAAGGCATACAAATACGTTGCCAGCAAACTCGCTAACGATGATGACCGCCTGGCTAAAGCCACAGACGTTTACACCATCCGCCGCGATGAGCTGAACGAAGTCCCTATGTAATCACCACCGTGGCGCCACGGTGCCACACCTGCAACCAAGAGAGGATTTATGAAAGGTGCATTGGGTAAGAAAAAACTCCTTGAGGTGGTGCCACTGTCATGGAGCACGATTGACCGACTAGAGCGTGATGGTGAATTCCCGAAACGCTGGTACATCACTGATGGAAGAGTGGCATGGACTCAGGAAGAAGTTGAGAAGTGGCTTGACGAGCGCAGAAAGAACAGCCCGGAAGTATTCCAGGGAAAAAAGCCACCGGTTGAGTTGCGGAAGTATCGACCAGTGAAGGGTGCTTCCGTGAGCGCAGCAGCATGACGACGCTGAAGATGCATATCGGCAGATGGTCAGACGTTTACCTTTTTCTGGCCGTGGTCGCCTACCTGATGTGGCTGGCGGCGGTAATCAGTTGAGAGGTCTGGATCAAATGAAAAAGACGAAGCTTGAGCGCTATCACGAAGATTACGTGTCTCAGCGCCGTGTTGAAAGAGTGGTGGCGGTTACGCCGGAAGCAATGGAGATCGAAAGCCGGGCCATTGACCGTGAGCGCCGCGGTCATTATCGCATCGCGGCCCGCCTCTGGTTCCAGTGCCTGGATGCCGCTGTTGGTGAAGTCGAGCGCGCCCGCATCGCGGTGCGCCGCCAGCAGTGCATCACCAAAGGGAACCGCACGCCGCACATGGACTACAGCGGGATCGGATGTCGCGGGGTGGTGTATGACTAACCCGCACGACGGAATAACCGTGGGCAGTGTAACGCTGCCGTATTCCATCATCCGCCGCGGGTGGGTAGCACCAAGCGGCGATGTTATCAGAAACCCATTTAAGGCCCAGCGCCTGGCTGAGCTGATGAACAGCAAGAAGGTGGCGGCATGACTGATTTCGCCGGAAGTAATACGCCATATGATCAGCGTGATTTATGGCGCACGCCACCAGCCATCTTCTCAGCGCTAGATGCCGAGTTCTGCTTCCAGTTGGATGCAGCCGCAGCGCCACATAACGCGTTGTGCCGCAAGTTCATCACTGCCGAGCAGAACACACTGGAAACGCCTTGGGATGATTACCTGAATGTGCCTGGATACGTCTGGCTGAACCCGCCATACAGCGACATAACGCCGTTCGTTAAGAAGGCCGCCGCCGAATGCAACAATCAGATCGGTACGGTCATGCTTGTCCCGGCCGACACATCTGTTGGCTGGTTTAAGGAAGCTATCCAGACCACCAGCGAAGTTCGCTTCATCACCGCCGGGCGGCTGGCATTTATCAACCCGGTAACTGGTAAGCCGGTAAGCGGCAACAACAAAGGATCATTACTGATTATCTGGAAGCCATATCCGAGAACACATTGCGAGTTTACAACGGTAGATCGCGATACTCTTATGGCGTATGGGAATTCCCGCCTTGCAAGACGGGAGGCTGCTTAA